ACTCCGATCTGATCCAAGAAAGGTACTTGAACACCAGCTCTGAACTTAGAACGTAAATAGATTACATCATCATCTTGAGAATACCACAAATCAAAGTTTTCAAAGTCAGATGATAAGTCAGTACCAAATACAAAGTGAGAAGCTCTACCAGTGTAAATGTTATCAAGACCATTCAATCCATTAACTTTAACAATTCTCATGTTTGTTCCTGGTAAAACAAGCTCATTCAAGTCACCAAGAGCAGCAGGATTGTAGTGGAATAAATTATCATCAACTAAGTTCTTAGTAATGAAATTAAAATTCTCACGTCCTGTGAAACAAATGAAATCAGAAGCCTCAGCAACATTTGCTGGTGTGTTAATGAAACACTCATAGAATACATCAAAAGCATTAGATGCTGAGATTGATGCAGTTGATGATGTATTCAAATTAACACAACCATTTGCAGTCGTTAAGAATTGACGGAATCCATTCATCTTAGCCAAGTTACCAGATCCAGAAACTTTGTTTCCTTTCCAGATTAATTTGTCCAATTCAAATGAATGTAACTGCAATAAATAGCTGATGATTTGTTGCTCAAATGGAAGAGTCTTATCTTCTGCAGATGCACCTGGACGCAATCCTAACTGAGTCCAAAAACCATCAAGATCTTTTTGACAGAAAGATTTCATATATCCAAGAGTCTCAACTGCGATTGCACGATCAGTGAATACAGTGTCTCCATCTGGAGTCATTGTGCAATCACCATCCTGGTAAACAATTGAATCATCCATTAATTTCAATTCTTGAGATCCTTTGATCCCTTGCTGAATTGTTACATATTGTAATGTGCGAGCTTCAGTAACTGACTTAACAATTAAGTCCTCTCTTTGCTCATCAACATAAGCGGCAAGACCAGAAACATCCCAGTCAAATTTGCCTTTAAGATACTTTTTTAATGACATTTTTATTAGATTTTATTTCGTTTCAAAAACATTTGTCTGGCTGTCAAGTTGCCAACTTTGCTGAATTTCTCAGCTTCTTTGGTTTCCACAGATGGTTGAGCTTTGAAAGCCTCGAATTCACTTTTCAATGAACTCAACTCATTAACCAATGTTGCGTTATTTTCTGCAATAGCCTTAGTCATTTCTGCTAAGCCTTCGACAGCCTTTGAGAATGCCTCAAGTTTTGCATTTACAATTGATTCAACTTGCTCAGCACTCATTGACTCAGCACTTGTTTCCTCAACAGCAACCTCTCCATCTCCTTCATTTTCTCTCTCATCAATTATCTCTGTGATGATACCTTCTGCATCAACAACAATTGATACACCGGCAAGTTCACCAGATAATGCATGAGTTCCTTCTGGAGCTGGAATCATTTCGCCATCAGCAACAACAAATACTGGCATGCCAACCTCAAGAGCTTCATACTCTATCACAGTTGTGCCATCAGCCAAAGTTGCTTGTTCAAATTTTTCAACGCTTTTTGAGAATTGTGCTTTCATTTCAGCAATCAATTCCTTAATAGTTTGTAATTCTTTGTTCATGTTTATTATAATTTATTGTTCGAAAATACCTAACTCTTTGAGCTTAGCCTCTGCCCATCTCTTGCCAGCAAGTCCACCCCATAATAAATATGAGATAGTGCCACATGCTGAATTGTCATCTGGATTATAATACTCCTCTGCTCTTGACAGATATGAATACATCCTCTTGATGATGGCAACTGAAACGGTTTGCTTGTTTGCCAAAGTCGTTGCTCTTAAGCGGCCAACTCTTGTGGCACATTTATTTCCATACTTTTGATTGAGCTCAATTCCTTTCTTGGCATTGTTGCTCACAGCTTCTGGATAGTCATTGTAGAATCTGATGTATTCCTGGACTGATTTCAGCTCTTGATAAATGTAAGCGAATTCATGCTCCCATCCTTTGCCAGTCTCAAGCAATTGGAACACACCTTCAATTGAGAAGCCAGTAAACATTCCAGACTTGGCTGCCTCATATACATCTTTATTGGTTACCTTATAACTCACAATCCATGATCCATCATTCTCTTTGTTGAATCTTTCTGGAGCTGTGAATCCTTTTGCCTCATCAATGATGTAACTCATGATCATATAGATTCCATCAACCACTCTTTTACTATCATGCTCAAGATTTACGTTGTTAAAGTTCTCTCTTCTGGCATAATCAAATACAATATCTTTGATTGCTTGCTTTGAAAAGTTCACATAATACTCTTCATTAGTCCGAGGATCTCTTCGATATATGGGAGTATCTGCAGATATAGCAACTCCAGTGATGACTTGCTCCTCATCATTGAATTGATAAGCAATCTTTTGGCTGAATGTGTCAAAGGATTTTTCATGTGCTGGATTTAATACCAATGCATTGAATGATACGGTTGTTTCTGGATCATCAAGATCAATACCAATATCATAAAGAGGTAATTCTCTAATCATAAATATTATGTAAATTTGTTCGAAATGGTTTTTGTTTATCCATACCACAGCAAGTCTGAGTCTGACTTTGAAATTAACCAATCAATCAGATGGTTGAGATTAATATATCCAGATGCAGAGATATGGACCATTGGCAAATCTGTTGCTGGAGCCAATAATCTGCCATGCACTCAACACAATAATATCAGAGGATGTGATGTGACAAATAGAATTCTGACTTTTGCCAGAAACATTGGAGGTGATTTCATTTATATGAACAAAGATTTTTTCATTACAAAGATATGGCAGCCACATGTGGCTATTAACATGGGATCAATCATTGTCAATCCAGAACATCCTCCACATACTCAAATGGCTCAACAAAATACTTTGGAATTCTTGAAACATAACAGCTTTACGGCATACAATTATGAGACACATACACCGGTTATGATGAACAGCCAAAAGCTGATTGATCTATTTGACAATATCAACTGGCAGAATGACAACCATTTCATCAAATCAATCTACTGTAATGTGTACAAAGTTCCATCAAAGGAAGGATTCAATTGCAAGGTATCTGTGCCATCCATTGACAAAGCAAAGGAATTCATTACACTGCAGGGATGTTTCTCAACTGGTGATGGATTCTGGAATCAATCCAGATCTAATTGGATTAAAATGTACTCTTAGCCTCTTGCACCTCAACCTTATTTTGAGTGCCAGTTATATCAGACTCAAGGACCACAACTTGACTGACTGGAACATTGCCTCCTTGACCTTGTCCTAATGTTGTCAGATCTGTTTGCTGTGCATTTGTGTTGGCTGTGAATGAACTTGCACCGGCACCAGCTTGACCTCCTCCTCCTCCAGTTGATAATTGTGGTGGAGTTGGTGCAGTTCCTGACTGATACTTTTGATTCATGATTGCCAAGGCTTGAGTCAATCCAATAAGACCAGCACTTGCAATGGCAGCAATACCAGCTGGAGATGGTGGTGGACCAAATTGAGCAATCCCTTTTACAATTGCACTGGCTGTGTCGATAGCAACTTGAGCAAGCTTCAATGCTTTGTCTCTGTTGAATTGAGCTTTCTTGATTTTCTCTTCCTCCTCATAGGCTTTGAGTTGGACATCATATTTTTGCTTAGCAAATTTTTCCTCAATCTGTTTTTTCTGATCTGCTGTTAATCCTTCTTGATTCAATTCAGCTTGTAACTTAGCATCCAAGTTTGCAAGATCTGCATCTCGATTCTCTGCAATCTTATTCAACCTGGCTTGATCAATTTCATTCATCAAAGCATTCAAATCTTTCAATTGATTCAATGCCTCTTGAGCTCCCTCAATTGCTTGAGTCACTCCTTTAAGCTGCTCCTCTCTTGCTTTGATTGCATTCTCTTTCTCCATATCAGAATACTTCTTATCAATCTCAGCTTTTTTCTTTTTATATTTTTCAGTTAAAATATTCTCTTTGTCAAGATATTCCTCCTCATCAATGAGACCAGCTTTCAAAGCATCCAATGCAATATCCTTCTCGCTTTCATAATTAGCTTTCAGATCCATTAATTCATTCTCCTTATCTGAATTGAAAAGCCTTGTATATTTTTCTCTGATCTCTCTCTTTTTAGCTTCTGTCTCAGCCAATTTTGCAAGCTCAATATCAGAATATTTTTTTATCAAATCAGCTTTGTCAATCTGAAACTGCATCTCAACTTGAGCCTCAAGTTCTTTATCTCCATGAGCTTGCTCCATTCTTTTGTCTGATTGGATTACGAGCTCTTGTAATTCTTTCTCAAAACCTGCTTGCATCAATTCCATTGAAAGAGCAAAGCGATCATCCTCTGCTTTTATTCTTTCTTCATTAGCTTTTTTCTCAGCCTCTGCAATAGCTTTTAATCTATTGAGTTCCTCTTCTTTTTCTTTCTCTCTTCTGGCTTTCCTTTTTTCAGCGGCAGCTTTTGCAGCATCCTCTCTTTTTTTCTCTGCATCCTTATTGGCATCATCTCGTTTCTTTTGCTCTTCAATTTCAAGGATGGTTAAATCTTGAGAGTTCTTTTTATTTTCTTTGTATTGTTCATAAGATGCTCTCTTTGTATCTTTAAGTGACTTCTCTAATTTTTTAGCTCGATCACTATCTGCATCTCCTAATGACTTAAGTAATGCAAGCTCTTCCTCATAAGCTGCAATCTTTTGTTTTTGCATTTGAAAAATTGCTCTACCAGATTTTAATGCAGCCTTAAGTTTCTTTTCCTCCATTTCCTCTGTAGTCTTTCCGGCGGCTTCAGCCTTTCTGATTTCAAAGGATAGATTATCATCCACAGCTTTTGCTTTCTTTTTCTCAGCTGCAATCTTTTTGTTCATCTCTTTTTCTGTGGCATCTGTCTTTGCCTTGGCATTGGCTTTCATCTGTGCTGTCTGAGCATCATCAATGATTCCAAAATATTCAAGAGCTTTAACAATTCCATAAATGACACCAACCAATGGGAACATAATTGCAATTACAATCTTAACAGCTGGTCCAAGTTTATCGAATTTTTTATAAGCATTTGTAACCGCTGATGATACTTTGTCCCAATTTGCAATCAATAAACCAAGACCAACAATCAAGGCACCAATACCAGTTGCAATCATGGCTAATCTAAATAATTTCATTGCTGTTGTTGCTCCTCCAGTTGCAACAGCGAGGCCCACATTGGCACCAGCTTGTGCTTGTGTTGCAGCTACATTTGCCAATGTCGGAGCAATGCTACCAGTCATTATGAAATTCTTAGCTTTCTCAAGTCCATTTCTTAATTGCAATCCAAGGATTGACTCCTTATTAAGATTATTTGCTATGATTGAAACTGAGTTAACAAGTCCCTGGGCAGCTTGCAATTTAACCATTGTTTGAACAAGAGCCTCATTCTCAACACCAGCCAATGCAGCAGCTGATTGAATACCCTGGAATGCAGCGGCTCCAGTCTCAACTCCTTGCAATGTGGTATCTAATCCAACAAAATCAGATGACAATGCCATTGTCTGAGCCTTGAGATCACCAATCTCATCTTTTAATCCAGCCGCATTTGAAATGGCTTGCTTTCCAATTGGACTCTCAGCTCCAGCTCTTGCCGCTAAATTCTGATATTCCTTCATGAGCTTAGTCATCTCTCGCATTGAGAGACCACCATCCTCAAGCCTCTGATTAAGCTCAGCAAGCTTCTGATCAAATGTCTCCATTCCTTTTGTGGAGGCATCTGTTGCTGTCTTGGATGTATCTTTTAAATCCTTATTCAAATCCTCAACAGCCTTATCAAAGGCTTGAATATCTTGAACAGATTTACCAGTATCAACCTTGAGTGAGAATACCGCTGTTTTTTCTGCCATTAGTTATGGTTTAATTTTCTATTGGTGGGAATGGTGGTGTTGTTACTTCAAAAGTTTCTGGTTCTCCTAAAACAACTTTTAAACTATCATCAAAAATAATATACCAAAATATTGGAGTATCATATTCAGCTGTTTGATAGTTAACCCAATTTTGCGTAACATCATCTGGTGAAACTGGAATACCATAATAAGAATCTATTTGCTCTCTTGCATTAATAGCATCTTGTTCATTCGTATATTTATATCCTACAATTTCCATTAGTATATTGAATAATAAGTATTAATGTTTGATTCTATTCCCGTTCTATTGCTTGATTGAGATGAATTATAAAAAATAATTTCTTGTAGATGACCATAACAATTATTTCCAGTAAAAGAATACACTCCTATTGTATTAGCCTTCATAGTTATACTAAAATTTGTAGCACTTGATGATATTGTGTTTCCATTTTTAAACATAGACATTGTTCCAGCATCGTTTAAACCCGTTAATAATAATTGTGAAGTTGTGCTGTCAGTTGATGAACTTGCTTGATATTGAGTTGATTTAGCTTGCAAATAATAATTATTGTCATTATATAAAGCCCATAAATATTGACCAGCTCCTGCATCTGAAGATAAGCCAAATAATCTTCTTGAACTTGCGTCTCGTTTACCAACAAATGAATTATAATTAGAACTACTTACATTAATAATACTTGTTAAAGTAAATTGGTCATTTGTTCCATCCAATGACATTGAAGGTTTTGAATTAATATTATTAACAACACCGCTTGTAACTATTTGTGGTTGATTTGCTGCAGTTGTTTGAACGGCATTATTTGCATTACCACTTTGGTCATACCACGTAGTTACAAAACCATTACCAGCACCAACAAAACTCGTTAAAGCAGTTTCATCTAAAACATTACTTGAGTTATATCCTATATCTTGTTCAGTATTATCTGAACTTCTACGAACACGAATTAAATTACCCGTATATGTTGAAGATAATCTTCTAAGTGAATATGCAGCTGAAGCACCCGAATAAGTGTCAAGTAAACCTACAAATGCAGGAGCTGCTCCACTCCTTGCTAATATTCCATTGGTTGCTAAAAACATACTGCCTCCGTATCCAACGCCAATCATAACACCAAACAAACAGATCCAGATGTCAATGTGACACCACTAAACTTTGCACCATTAATTGGTCTGATGATTGCACCAGCTTTTACCGCTGTGCCAGTTGCTGCAATATAAGTTGACTTAACATCAGATCCAGCAACTCTAATTGCTGAGAATACTGTATCCTCTAAGACTACAATTGCATCATGATCAACAGTTTTTGCAACTGTGTTATTAACTATAAAAGTCCCTTGTTGTGCTGTTAGCACGCTGTTAGCTATTGCCATTTTTTATTTATTTTAAGTTGTTATATCTCCAGCTAAATACCATTCGTTTGTGCCTCTCTTTATCAATGTTGCCAATCCATATTGAGCAGCAATCTTTGTCTTGCCTCCAGATGATCTCAATGTAACTCCTACAGCTGCAGTCACAGTTGTTTGACCGGCACCATATTGAGCAATCAAGATCTGAGTTCCTATTGGAAAAGGCACAACAGTATTGGTTGGTATTGTCAATGTGTTGGCTCCAGCTAAGTTCATCTCAACAAGTCTTGATGCATCTGTTGGATCCAAAATATAATTACTTGTCTGAGTATTAAATTTAACCTCTGTCACAACAGTGCCAGTTCCATTTGGTCTGATTACAACATCACCATTTGAAGCACTTGTTATTGTGTTGCCATTTACATCAAGATTACCTCCAAGCTGTGGAGATGTGTCAAGACTCAGCTCATTAATCTCTGATCCAGTTACTTTCCTTGACACATAAGATGGTCCACTCACTTGAGCTATCTCAATCAAATCTGTGCTTGCAATCTTGCTTGCCTTCGCTGTTAAGTCTGATATTTTAACTCCCATTATCTATGGATTTATGAATCTAATTTGACCATCTTCTGTCAACCTTGTTTGACTATCTTCTGTGAATCTTGCATCTGGATCTGTATATGGATCATATGGTGGAGTCACAATTGTTGTCTGGATACCTTCTCCTTCTATTATGCGAATCAGTTCGACAACTGTTGAGGTATTCTTTCCACTCTGATAATCACTAACTTTGAGCAACCTATATACAACTCCATCAATGTTGATTAAGTTTCTGAAATCAAGGCTGTTGATATCCGATGGTCTCAACATAACTGAGCAGCTGATTTGCTTTCCAAATCTTGATATCAATTCCTTGATAAACTTCTCATGATACAGATATAAGTTGTTGGTTGTGTAGGTTGTTGTGGACCAGAACACATAATTCGGAACACCAAAATTAAAATCAAATGATGGTGAATCAAGGCTGTTGAGGTGACCAACATAAGGATATGAAAGCTCAGCACTTGGAGATCCATTCTCTGATCTATGAGTCCAATCTCCAGTTCTTAATCCTCCAAGCTGCACAATGAATGGCTTGCCTTTTTTCTTTTCAACCACACTGGTCCCATCTTCATTGAACTTAACCTGGAATGATCTTGGCACAATCAAGTCAGTGAATGATCCTGGTGAATCTTCTGGAATGGCAGCCAATAATCTTTGAGAGAATGGCAGCTTGAATTCAGTATCATTGATTGCAAATTGACTTTGACTCTGAATCATGAATGATCCATATTGCTGTTTGATATCTTCAAAATATCTGTTATTCCAATAGTCATCCTCTTGCTCAAAATTGAACTTGTAATTCTTTGAACTAAAATTAATTGTTGGCTCAATCTTAATCTCTTTGCTCCTGTCTAATTTTTCACTCCAATCAATTGCATCACCGCTGGCATTATAAAAATCAGCTAATGGCTCAATCTCAAGAATGGTTGCATCTGCATTGCTTGGCTTGACATACAAGTTGAATGCAGTTACCAATCCTTTAAAGAATTGATCACAAGTCATGTCTGGAAGGAATGCGTCCAGATAAACTGTGCCTCCTGCTGTCAATGATTGTGCTTGTTTTAATATATCCAGATTTGCTGTATTGCTGACAACTTGAATTGTTGTTGTTGCACTTGTTATGTTTAATCTTTGAATGGTTGTATTGTCCAGAAAGAATCCAAGCTTGAATGTGATCTCATCATTTATCAATGCGTTTATTTGCCTTGAGTAATCAAAGCTAAATGTCAATGATGTTGTTGCTGATGTGATTGCACCATTATAAATAACATCTTGAGATATTGGAATATTATTTTTATAAATAACCAATCTGACTTGATAAGCTCCATTCACTGTATATGCACCAGATCCATTTCCAGATATTGTAATATCAAGATCATGATCACCATAATAGTTGATATTGAATAATCCATCAGATGCTGCAATCCATTTCAATGGTGCAGTTGACTGAATCTGACTGAGATTATCTTGAATGGTTGTGCAATCATAATTATCAGCAAAGCTCTGATTGAATGTATTCAAATATCCGGATGGATTTCCTTGCTCTTGAGTTGTTAAAAAATTAGTGTTGAATATAAATCCGCCAGTATTATTTTGCTCTTCTGTAAATGAACTATCATTATCAGCTTGAGCATCAGTAATGGTTGGAAGATCTCCACCAGGATATGCAAGCAATAGCTTTTTGAATAACTGACTCTCAAGGAACTGACTGCTCCATGTTATTCCACAATAAGCAAATGCCTTCTCTAATATCTCATAACAGAATACTTGAGGAGGTATGTGCTCAACTCCAAAGGTGGATGGAGCTGGACGAGTAAACCCGTAATCAATCAAGCCGTAGTAATATCCTCGACCAGTCCATCCTTGTGAGTCTTGATTGCTGGATGGAGATCCATTCAACTGGATTATTCCATTCCATGTATCTTGCTGATCTGTTAATGTCAAGCTGTGATTGTATTCTGAGAAGCCAAGCTCATTAACCTTAATCTTTGCCAACCTTGAGATGTAATCAATTGTATCACTCACAAGAGTAATCTCAAAGGACCAGATTCCATCAAGTAATTTGCAGCTCATCAACTGAGCAACACCATTGAACTCAAGCAATCCATTCTGGTAGTATTGTGCCTCTGCCTTGATGCTTGGATCAAAGTCAACAAAATCAGATTCTGTGTCACTGATCTTTTCAGTTGCACTCAAGGTGAACACACTCAACATCAGAGATGTGTTGCTCTTTGTCCCTGGTAATGTGATGGTCTTTGACTTATTGCCCTTTCTTGCATTGAGATCCTTAATATCACTGATATTGAATGTCAATGGAAATGGAGCATCTTGATCTATGTCAACCAACCTCCCATTTATGAATAACTCTCCAGCCATTAGTTCAGTTGAGATCTATATGTGAATGTTCTATCTATGTTGATAGTCTCTTGAATCAGACCATCTCTTCTGCGTTGCTTCAATGTGTAGTTTGAATTCGTTACCTTAACTGGCTCAAACTCAGTTCCATTCTCTCTCTCAAGATATACCAATGGACTATCATACAAAGATTTAACCAACCATTGTTGAATGTCCTGGTTGATCCAATCAGAGTTCAATGTCAAAGTCTCAGTCTTAGTCTTGGCAAAGTTAATTGCTTGACCAGCATACAATGGATATGTGTAGCTTGTGCCATCCCATACTCCAGGATCTCTCTGATATCCATAGCTTTGAACATTTGCAGCTTCGGTTGAAACAAGACTGAATGTGAATGAATCAAATGATCCAAACTTATTCAACCAATGCAGTCTATATGTATCATATCTCTTGCATTCAGTATCCATGTAAATCTTGAATGTCTCTGTTTTAATTGTCCTTGGAATATCCCTTAAAAATATCTCATAGTAATAACATGTGTCAAAATTATTTTGAGTAATCGTTGTGTTGGCAATAATAACTTGAGGCCCAACATTAACAATGTTATATTCATCTGTACCAACAGAATATGAATCACTAACAA